CGCTATCAGGCACTTAGGAGAGGTGGCCGAGTGGTCGAAGGCGCACGCCTGGAAAGTGTGTAGGCGGGAAACCGTCTCGAGGGTTCGAATCCCTCTCTCTCCGCCATACGCACTATAATTCGTGTTTTATATCAGTAATTTAGGGCGATATTGTGCCAACGGTTGCGCATCCTACCCGCCTACGCGCAAAGCGGATCAGCCCTTGGCCCGCTTTCGGGCTTCATATCTCCGGTTGCGCCGCCGTTTGCCACAGATCCGGGTGCAATAGAGCGTATCCCTGCGCCTCGGCTGGAACGTCTGCCCGCAACCGACGCATTGCCGGGGGGCTGGTGGTGGCTTGGCGCGGCTCGGGCGTTCATTCAGCCGTCGATATTGGCGTTGTGCGCACGGGCTCGAACAGAACAGCCGGTCAGGTCGGTACGTGACGAACTCGTGCCAGCACTCGATGCAGGTGCCGCGCCTAGGCACGACAGGGACATACCGCACGTCATGCGAATACGCGTTGCCGCACGTCCGGCTGCAAAACCGCTGCCGGTGGTGGCGTTCCTCCGGCTCGGGAAGCGGGTCGCCGCACCACGCGCACCAGGCGTCCGGCTCGATCTCTAAGGGATCAAGCTGCTTCACGGTTGAACTTCTTCCACCACGCCGACGCGCAGTTACTCGAACAATAGTGAACCTGCCGCGTCCGCAGCGGATTGCCGCAACGCCGACACTCACTATCCCGCACCACGTCCAGCCCGGTGAAAGCCTGTTGCCCTTCGGCCCAGCCCGGACGCGCGGCACGGGCCAGCCGTAGCGCCTCGGCCACGACAGCGCGCGCCGCCTGATCGGCCACCGCCCAGGGCCAGCCGATCAGGCACAGGGACGCCCGCAGCTCGGCAGTGAACGGGCCCTCATACGCCAGCTTGGACGGGATCACGCCGTCCCGAAAGTCTCGCACCACGACAACGGCCATGTTGGCTGCAATGCGCTCGGCAGAACGGATCTTGCCCGGTTTATTCCGTCCCATTCCAGCCGACCAGCTTAAGCGCCAACTCGGGGTCGATGTTGTTCTCCTTTGCCTCGGCCATGGCCTTGATGATCGCACTCATGGCCCGTGCCCTGCCGCCCGTGTCATAGGCTTGCACAGGGGTTTCCACGTCGATCAGAACCGCGCCGCCCAGCTTGGCGCTGGCCTCGTCGCCAATGATCTTGGCAAGGGGCGAAAGGGTGTATTGCACAAGATGCCGCTGCACCTCTCGGAACACTGGCCCCGTCGATGCCGGGTTGAAGAACGCCGCAGGGACGCCGAAACATTCGGCCACCGCGCCGCGCGATCGGCTCCAGAGCGCATCCGCCTCGGCCTTTTGCAGATCCGGGGTCAGATCGTCGCGCCGCTGGCCAAGTTGCGGGTGCATGCCCGCCGCCGTCGCCTGCGCCACGCCCTCGACGATAAGCGTCGAACCGCGCTTGCCACGGATCGCGGATCGCATCGCGGCCATGTCCTCGGCGCTGGAATCGGGCAGGGGCAGAACCTGCGAACCGATCGGTGCATCCCGGAACGTGTCGCGCAGCGCGCCCTCGATCTCGTGTAGCATGTTGGCCGACAGCGCCGCCCGCCGCAGGGGTGCCGCGCCCGACCATGGGGCCACCGGGTCGCTGCCGATCCTGATATGCAGAACCTCGGGGGCCAGCCGGGTCTCGGTCCTGCCGCCGCCCGCCTCGGGGATCGACACACGATAGGCCACAGGACGCCCGTTGCGCGTGGACAGGTCCCAGTCCGACGCGGGGGTGATGCCGTCTCCGATGATGCCGACGAACTCGCCACGCAGGGCCAGCGAACGGGCCACAAGCGCCATGGTGTTGCGGTCCAGCATGTCGGTGCCGGTCACGTCAGCGCCGGACAGCACGCCCTCCCATAGGCTGATGCAGGTCTGCGCTGCGCTTGTCAGCTCGGCCAGATCCGAACTGCCGCTGATGTAGGACTGCCGCGCGGCCATGATTGCAGCCGTGTAGCCGGTGCCGGATGCTCGGGTTTCGTCGGGCGTCTTGCGCCGGAAAAGATCCAAAATGCCCATGTCAAAGCCTCCAGCGTGAAAGGTGGTGCGAACCGACGACTTGTCGGAGCGGATCAGCCGCCCAGGATCGCGCCTCGACCTGCGCCGCCTCGAATGCGGGCCGTGTGACGGTTGAAATTTCGTACAGCTCGGCCCGCTCGATCCGACGCAGCACGCCATTGCCGCGCCGCTCGATCCGATCACCGCCCGACGGAACCCGGAAACCCGGTGACAAGCCCCGGATCAGCCCGGCCCGGTGCGCTGCCAGAAAGTCAGCTGCCCAGCTCGTGCCGCCCTCGATCCGCGCTTCGATCTCCAGCGCCTCGTCGGTCTCACGGATCTCCAGCGAACCCGCTGCACGACTTGCGAGGGGCTGCCGGTAGTCATGGCCCGACAGCAGATGAACATCCTCGCCAGCCTCGATCCGGGCCGCGAACGCGCGCGGCTCCACGATCTCGAACCGGCCCGGCGCCAGCTCGGTCTCGACGTTGTAGGGGAAGCGCCCGGACACCCGGACGCCTCCGTCAGTTGCGCGCAGCTCCAGCGCGCCGGATGCTGCGCCCCAGAGCATTATGCCAGCTCCAGCCCGGTCAGGACGCGCAGCTGCACGGGACGGGCAACGGTGATGTCCATCGTCGCCAGTGCCGTCAGCCGCAGCCCGCCGGACGCCGCATCGCTGAACGGGTCGCGGATCACGTCAACCGCGCCCCATGCGCCCACGTAGAAGGGGGCAACGCCGCCCGCGCTCGTGGTCAACAGCGCCGAATTTGCAAACGGGGTGGTGCCCGCCGGTGCTGCCAGCCCGTTGGACGTGGTGTTGATCGCGCCCATCTGCCGCGACAGCCGGTCCCATTCGGTGACGCCGCTGCCCGCGTCGAAGATCGTAGCGTCGAGGAAGTCCCACAGCTCAGGGCGGATCATGGCGCGCACCGCGCCGGGACCGCTTGCCGCGTTGGTCACCATGAACGCCGCGACAGCCGCGCGGAACGCCGCATAGCTTGCCGACGCATCCACCGCCGTTTCGGTGATGCCGTAGGTCGATGCCCCGCTGATAACGCCAAGGGGTTGGCCATTGGCCCCGGTGCCCTGAAAGGCTGCCGCGTCCATCGCCTGCCCGATCGCGCCGGCCATGTCGCGCCGGACGGCCTGCTCAAGAGCGGATCCCGACTGTTTCAGCGCGCGCCGGGTGATCTTCATCTGCACGCCCAAAGTGTTTGCGGGGGTCATGGCGCGATCGGTCGTCGCGTAGACGCTCGGCCCTGCGACAGCCGCCGTTTCGCCGTCCTGCCAACCTGCCGACACGCTCGACGTAACCACGGGCCACTCGGCTGCGCCCTGGTCGATCGCGATCATCTGCCCGCCCATGGCGCTGGCCATGGAATCAGGAAACAGCCGGTCGATGATCGGACGGGTGGAAACCGGGTCAGGCGTGCCGGTGCTGACCGTCTCCCCCGCGCGCTGCTCCAGCGCCTGCCACGGAACCGGAATGCCCCGGAAACCGCCCGCGCTGCGCAGCTCGGACACGATTTCAGCCGTCTGCCCGTCCATCTGGCGGCCCTCGTCCAGCATCAACGCGACTTGCCGCATCTCGAAACCGGCCATCATGTCGGACCATTCGCGGCTCGATCGGGTTTCCAGCTCGCCAGCCGCTTGGCTGCGCTGCTCATCCTCGGCCACCAGTGACGCGCGGTAGCGGGTTTCGTTGGTGCGATACTCCGCATCCAGATCGGTCATGGACCGGGTTTCATCTTCGGACGGGGTATCTTTCCCGACCAGCTCGGCCAGCGATTGGCGGATCTCGGATTGCCGCCGCTGGATCTTCACAGAATCAAGCATTTTGAACTCCTTCGCTCGATGTTGTTGTGGCCAGCTCGGCCACGCTTTTGCGCCATGCGGCGCGCTCGGGGTTGGGTTTGTTGCCCAATTCTCGATTGGTTTCGATCGTGTGACAGGGGCCGCAGAGCGTCAGGCAATTCGACGGCTCGAACGCCAGCTCGGGATGATCGGCCACGCGCAGCTTGTGGTGCACCTCCAGCCGCCGCCGGTCGCCGCAGTGCTGGCAACACCAGCCGTCGCGCTCCAGAACGCCGTGACGCACCGCCTGCCACTCCTTGCGCACAAGCGCCCATCTGCCCGGACGCGCCGTCATGTCAGCGGCCCTTCACATGAAAATTCCAGCAGCTGCCGACGCTGCCCGCGTTGCGGCTCCTTGATACCGACGATGCCCCACAGCTGGCCCTCGTGCTCGAGCCTGTCATCTGCCGTGATGCCCCGCGTGAACGCGCTCGATCGGCATTGAAACCGGATCAGGGACCGCTCGCGGAACACGGCCGCCACAACCTTTTCCGCGTCGGACACGTCCTCGCGCAGGGCGGGGATCGCGGGGCCAATATCGGACCACGACAGGCTCGAACCGCCGAACGGATCACTTGTTTCGGTGGCCCGCTGAAACTGAATTTGACGATCCAGAGATGATCCGATGCCGCGCTTCATGCCCATGCCATCCTCGTGCTTTTCTCGGGGGCGCTGGCCATGCGAACGCCCTGCGCCACGGCCAGAACAGTGGCCGCCGCCGCGTCGATCCGTCCCGTCGATCGGGCCTTGGCCAGTTTGTGATTGCCGGACACGTCCACAACGGTGATCGCGTCCGCGAACGCCGACCGCAGCACAAGCGACGGGGCAGTGAATATCTGCCGCTCGAACAGCGCCCGCCTGAATCTCTCCACGTCCTCGCTGCCATCTCTCCAGCCCATGCCACGCCACACGCATGGCACGCGCTCAAGCCCTGCCGTGCGCAGCGCCTCCACGAACTCAGCATGTCGGAATCGGTCGCCCACGATCGCCGCCGGGGTTTGCCCGTCCAGCAGCCCGGCCACCTCGGCAATGAACGCGCCAAGGGGCACAACGGTGTCGCCCATGGTGCGCAGCTCGCCTCGGGCCTCCATCTCCAGATACCGCCCCGACACGCCATCGCTTTGACCACGATCGGCCAAGCCGGGGTTGCAGGGAAAGGCTGCGATCGCCTCCAGCCGTCCGGTGGTAGGCCAGTATGCCGACGCTGCCGACATGCTCCGGCTGCCGCCCAGATCCACGCCCAGAACCACAGGGCCATCGCGCGGGGGCATGGCCTCGGGTTTCGTCTCGGCATTCATCCATTCGTCGATCGTCACCAGCACGCTGCGATCATCGGACGCCACGCGCTCGTTGCGATTGAGATTGCGAAAGCTCGACAGCGCAGATCCGCCCCGCGCGATCGCCCGCCGGGCCTGCGCCTGGAGCCATGCCGGGGTGGCGCCGATGCCCTGCCGCGCGCCGGGGTTGGCGATCAGCAGGCTTTCCAGATCGTCAGGGGGCAAGCCCTCGGGTGGCCGATGCTCTTGCACGAAAGATCCGGGGGGTGGCTCGTCCAGCCATCGGGAAAAGGTGTTCGTGTCGTCCGGTGCGCTGGTGCTGATGATCAGGGCCTTGCCATCGCGTTTGCCCAAGCCGGACAGAATGGCGTTTTCGAGATTGTCGCCCTTCTCGCGCTCCCATGCCGCCCGCTCGTCCAGAATGGCCAGCGTCGGTGCCCCGCCAAGGATAGACCGGCCATCGGCAGGGATCACACGTGCCAGCCCGCCGCCGTTAAGATCCGTCTCGACCTCCAGCCGGGAACCGCGCCGGATGGTGAATTGCTCTTGCTCGTCGTCCGGCAGGCCCTCGATGAACCCGACCAGAAACCCGAACGCCGTCTTGGCCTGGTCACGGTTGCGCGCTGCGAATATGATCTCGCGTTTCGGCTGGTGCGCCACCTCTCCGACAAGGTGCGCCAGCGACAGCCCCGCCGCCAGTGCCGTCTTGGCGTTGCCCCGCCCGATCGACAGCAGCCCGACAGCACAATCTTTGCCGAACGCGCCCCGGATGAACTCGCGTTGAAACGTCGCCAGCTTGACCGGCTTGCCAGCCAGACGCCCCTCGGGAATCGTCAGCTTGGACAGGTAGGTGATCGCCGCCCGTGCATCCTTGGAACCCCGCGCCATCAGATCCCCTCCCCGGAATTTTTCGGGAATGAGAAAAG